GAATTAAGTCAACAATAATGCGACCAGTTTGACGTATAGAACGAGTCAAATTGTCGTAATAATGGAAATTGGTCATATCGGACTGCTGTTGCATTCCATTGATTGCCTTGCCTGACTGATTGCCATTCGGAAGCTGTGTTGGGTCATAAATACCGACCACCGCTTTTAAATCGCCATCTAAGCCTTGTAATGCCGTAATGATGCCAGCAGGAGGTGGTTCAGGCTGAATACGAGTAGGAACTGGTGCTGGTCTGCCATCTGAATCAGTCTGCTTATAACGCAAAACAGGCATGGATTTGACGTTAGCCGTATTCCATTCCATTTCATGACCTTCGTCTTGTCCTTCTGCAAGCAAGAACTTGGCTTTAGGAGCAAGGGCTACGGATTCAGTTAATGCAGTAGACCAGAAGTTATACATACGCTGTGGGTCTTTAGCCATGCGAGTAAGACCAAACTTCTTCTTCTTACTATCAACAATAAGCTGCTGACCATAAACAGGCACTACTGGGATGTATTTACCAACCCAATCGCTTTGCTCAAGGATTTGCATACCGGTCAGCTTGCACCATTTAATTTGCTTTTTGATGGTTTCACGCTTAGATACCACATAAATGCCAGCATCTTGCATGACTGTTTCTTTTGGTTTTTCATCCTCATAGCAGGTAGTGCCATCAGACAAAAGCAATAGCTTCATGCGCTTGCGTTCTGTATAAAAGTATTCCGCAATACGAATATCTTCTCTTGTAATCCATTCGGACTGACTATCGCCTGTACCACGAGGATTAAAGCCTGCGCCATCGTCTGCACCAGGATACATCTTGCGGAATGCTTCTTTGCTGATAACCTCAGTAATTAAGCATTTCTCTGCATCTGAGCCATCAGGTTCATTACTATTAGGGTCAAAATAGACCATAAAAGGGTTCTCAATGCGCTTGATGTAGATTTCTTGGTCAAAGCTATCAGGTCTTGGATAGTCATGGGTAATGCGCCAATAGCCCCAACCCATGCGTACTGCAAAATCAAAAGCATTATCGTAGGCAGAATCAGCATCAGATTGGTTTTCAATATGACGGCAAATACCTGTAATGATTTCAGCTACTTTCTCGTCTGAATCATTATTCATGCCATGCGCTTTCATGCGAGGCCGTTGCTGTCTTTGCTGATTGGTAATCTGTCGGCAATATGCATCAATTTTATTGATGGTCAAATAAGGTCTAGATTCTAATAGTCGGCTATTTTGAATCTCTACAGGCCATTGGTCACCGCCTGCAAATTTAAGGTCATCTAAGGCTTCTACTCGGTTGTTAGAATCATTATCGGAACAGAATCGCAGGAACTCTTTAGCTTCCTCGATTACTCCGGATTCATAATCATCGCCATATTCGCCTGAATATATACCGCCATTGCCTGAGTCGTAGACCGCCATATTGTTCCTTTATTAGCCCATCCAGCTTGAAATATTGTAATCGACTGGTTTTCTTTTGACTATCTTCTTTTCTTGAATCATAAGCCCAATGTACCTAAAAGCATCAGCCCCATGCGAATAATTGTCATGAACTGGTTTTAAACTAAATCCTTTAGTATCTGGGTCTACATCGTACCGATAATGTCGCAAACAATCTAGCCCTGCAGCCGTATTGTTTTTATCAAAATAGCATGAACTAAATATGGTTCTAGCAGCGTTAATAGAATCAGCAACAGGCACTCGGTCAATAATGCTTACCTTAAATCCTGCAGCTCTGACAATTTCCTCAATACTCCTGCCATTTGATGCAATAGTCTTATTTCTAGCATCATGGGGCAAATACAAGGTGTCATAAACGTATCCATAGGTTTGCATCCTGCCTAAAATCTCACTCATGGTAGTTTGAGTGGTTTCAAAATAGCGGATTAGCCTAGTTTCCATGCCTACGAACTGGACAAACCATACTGCCGTAGCATCAGCCCAACCAATATCAAACACCGCCATTACAGGCTTGGTTGCATCGTAAGGCACATTGGTAATGCGATTGTCTTGTTCTGCCCTTTGCATTTCTTTGGCAAATACTGCTCCATCAATGGTAGACCGAGTAAAGCCTTCCCATACATTCTGATAAGCCTCAAAATCCCTAGTTCTTAGGGTATTTCTCTCAAGGTCAAGAACTGCAGGAAACCAAGGGTTATCGTTCCAATTGACTTTTTGCACCACAGCATTTTCAGGTGGGCTAATCACAAACCGCTTATAGGTTTCATCGGTAGGCAACTCAGGATTGAAAGTAATCCAAATCTCGGAGTTTTCTTTACGGATGGTCGGAATAAGAATATCCCACGATATAGCCGTTACGTTGTTAGCTTCCTCTACCCAGCAGTAATCTATGCCTTCTATAGACTTTAAGCCATTAATGTTGTTTTTGATGCCTGCAAAGATGAACTCTGTGCCATTTTTACCCCTAATAGAAGTCTGAGTCACCTCATAATGGGCTTCTAGCTTCATATCGTAAATTTGGTCTACAAGTAGCTTATGTACAGAATCCTTGATAGAAGTCTGAAACTCACGAGCACAAAGAACTCGAATGGTATCAATAACCCCTTTGCATAGCAGCATTCTAGCTACTGAATGCGACTTTCCTGCACCCCTACCGCCATAAAGCACTCTATATCGACTGTGCTTTGGTTCTACTAGGCATTTAAGCTTTTTAGGAAACTGAGGCCAAATAAAGCCTGTTGTATCAACTTGGCTTTGCATCGCTATCTACAAAGACAAATCCTATTCCCTTTGCAAATTCTGCACCATCAGGCCCAGATATTTCTTGTGCTTGAACAGGCTTGCCATCCATTCTGTCCATAATCTCTTTAATAGCCCACGCTTCACCTTTTTCTGCAGATTCAACAAGCTTGTCTGCAATCTTACGCAACTTAAATTTGTCGTTCTGCACCAAGACCATTCTTAACTGGTCATAGAAAAGCTTGCCCTTCTTGGCATTCTGATTGCCTTCAGGTGCGCCACCTTTGTCTACAGTTGAATCAACTTCTAATGTCATGATTTTTCTGCCTATTTTTTAAGCAACTGCCTATTATTTAAGCACATCCTATCATTCATTGTCCATACTGTCACTATTAGCCTCTGCTTGGTCTACATCAGCTTGGACTTCAGGACTATTTTTAAGGTTTGTATATTGGTCTTGCAGCTCTTGGGGTACTTCAGGCTGGTAGATGATAGCGTTCATATCCGCCTCTACTTCTTCAATAGATTGCGGATAAGGATAGGGCAAATAGACGTTAGGGGCTGTCATTCTACTTCTACCGGTGTAACACCTACTGCTGCTGGTTCTTCTGCTTTCTTAGCCAATTCTGCTAATTGACTCTCAGCAATCTTTTTAATGCCATCAATTAATGGTGCTGAATAGGCATAAGGGATTTTACCTAGTTCGGCTAATAGTTCGTTAATTTGGGCAATAGTAAATTGAATCATCGTTATTTTCCTTTTTTGGTTGTTTTCTTTGCTGCATTCTTTTCTGCATAAGCTATGGCAACTGCCTGTTTTACAGGTTTACCTGCTTTTATTTCAGTTTTGATGTTTTCTTTAAATGCTTTAGCACTTGTTGATTTTTTTAATGGCATGATTTTTCCTTAACAATTCCAATTTTTGAGGGATGCTTTGGCTCGTTCTGCTGAGCCTTTAGCTTTCTTTACTACACCTTCCATACGAGCACAAAACGAGGCTTTTCTACCTTTATCCTTTTCAGTCTTAGGATTTGGGGCAGGTGCTTTTAAATTACTGCCGTTTTTAGCGTTGTATTCAGCCCTACCTTTGGCGGTCATTCCTGCGCCTTTTTCGGTAGGATTGTAGGTTTTGCCTTTGCCTGTAGTCTTATGAGGGATAGGCTTGTCATGTTTTTTGGTAGCCATGATTACTTTTTCTTTGCAGTTTTAGCTGATTGTTTAAAAGCCTCAGCAGTTGGTGCGCCTTTAGTGCCAGGCTTACGCATCTTCTCGACAGGCTTGCCTTCTGCCTTTTCTTTCTTGATGCGTTCTTGTTTTGCATGAATATTTGCATAGAGTCCAGGTTTAGTTGCCACTTTTTTGCTCCTAGTAGTTGCCTTTTTAAGGGCTGGTTTAACTTTTACTGCTGGTTCTTTCTGAAATTCTGCCCATGACTTTAATATTTCATCCGCAGTCATAGATTGCTGTTTCTTTGGAAAAGACGTAAATGGTCTTGTTTTAAGCCAATTTAATAGTTTTTTAAGCATTAGAGTCCTCCGCAAAGCAAACATCTTGCCAGCTCATGACAAGGTATTTAACCCCATCTTCATAATAAGGAAAGTATTTAAGATATTCTTCGCCTCGGTCATCGTTCATAGTGCCAAAGCGAATTCTTGCGCCTACTTCGATGGGCATATCTTCTCTGCGACCACCGGATAATTTTTTGCCAGGGCCAACAGCTACAACTGTACCCATGTTTTCTACTTCTTTATTATCAACAATAAGAAGTGTAGATAAAACCCTGACATCAGGTTTGACTACAATTTTGTCTGCTAATGGCTTTAATTTCATGATTTTTTAGGCCTTCCTGGTTTTTTTTTTGGTTGTTCTTCATGAACAGTAAAAGTTAACCCAGTAGTTATGGCTTCAATTACATGGTTTTTCAAGGGTTGCCATTCCCCACACCAATCGTCATTCGATTTGTTTTGCACAATAGGAAAACGCTTGCAGATGCCCATTCTTTCCCCAAAAGAAAAAAATCGACATAAATTACAAGTATCTTTATGCTCTTTTATAGCCACAGTTTCTCCGATTAATTGTGGTTAGAGAACCCCTAGTTTACCTTCACGTGCTAGGGGTTTTCGTTTTACATAGGGTCTTTTTCGTATTTATCTTCAGGTGCGTATGCTGTGCGCTTATGCTCATAGCAAACACCTTCGGTACGACCAGTATTGAACTGGTGGTCAGCACCAATCGCATCTTCTTTACCCATCGCAACACCACCACGATGAGATTTTTCCATGCGTTCACCAGACATATCTGCCTTGCTTGCGCCTTTAGGTACTACTACACCCTTTGCTGGAATACCAGCAGTACTATTTGGGTCAGTTGTTTTTCCCATTTTCATCATTTTTAATTCCTTTTTTAGCTAAAAAGACTGCAAAAGCGCAGTTTAGTTATTTTGCCTTATCCATTACCCATGTCAAGCATTTTAATTAAGCGTATAGCAGCATCAACTGAGTCTATTCTGCTAACCGCACCACCTCGCCAATTTTGCATAAATTTGATTTGGCTTTCGGTATAAGGTGCTTTGTCATTTCTCTTAATTTCACAGAGAACGCTGTGTTTTTTGTATCCAAGCAAAATATCTGGGCAGCCTTGGCCGACTCTAGAAAGGTTTAAAACAGATGCCCCCAAAGCAATAAATGTATGGATTATTTGACTTTGGTTCTCATCAACACGTTTCCTGTAATTAGTCATTTAGTAATGCCTCAGTTTTCTCAACGAGCTGCTCCGGTGAATACCCCCAATATTTAGTGAATCCTTTAGCTCCAAGGCTGTGAATACTGGTATCTCCAAGTCGATGGTGATAGGCACAAAGTCCAATTGCTGGTGCGAGGTCACGTTTTCCGCCATATCTACGCACGTGGTGAATTTCTGTTGGTGTATCGGTTGTTTCAATGCCATTTTGCCTGCACAATATGCAGCCTAGTCGTGCCAATTTACCATAATGGTCTTTTTTAGCTTTTGTTGGCATATTCATACCATTGTAAATAATACTGTTTTAATGACTCAAAATTGCTACCAGCAAGTGTGCAACTGCCATCTTGATTAACTAAGAAGTATTTTTGCACATTAGTTCCGTTGTCGGTATCGCCATAAATAATTAAAACAATAAAATTTGGCAGTTTGGCAAAGGCTTTAAGTAAATACTCTTGACCCTTACTGATTTGCTCGTTTTCACGTTTCCATTCCATTACTAGGAACTTGCCTTTTCTTTCGCATATTCCATCGACATTGCTTGGCAAAAAGCCAGCGTTATCTTGTATAAGACCATAAAAATCACCATAGTCGGTATGAGAAGCATAAGGATTACGCATCATGCGTTATGTCCTCAAGCTTTAAAACGACTTCTACAAGGTCATTGGCTATTTGATAGGCTAACCCCTTATCTTGGTTAATACAAGCCATGTAATAGGCTTCTAAGAGCTTTTTAGCCGTTAAATAAGGTAAAGAAAAGTCTTTCATATAGTTGCTTTCTCAATAAATCGGTTATTTGCTTGATTGGTTCTCCAAATATCAACTCTAAGTTGCGCCCCAATAAGCTGAAATTTAAGTTTTTCTTCAGTTTCTACGGCAACTTTAAGTCCTTTAAGCAATTCTTTATATTCGGTTCTAGCGTAAGCATCCCTTTCTTGACCAGCCATAGTATCAACACCAGCTAAAAATGCTTCTTGCATAAGCAATGCTTTTTTAGATTTACGAAATTCTTCAAGGTAAATGCGTTCTGCTTTAGCTTTAGCAAACAATCCAGCGTTTTTAAGTAAAAAATCTACTGCTGCGTTTGGATTAATTTCTTCCATTTTCTAATCTTTCCATTAATAATTTCCATGCGATTGCTGCCACTCTAGATACTTGTCCATTTCCAATGGCTTTAAGTCTGTCCACTCTAGCGGCCACCCCATTAGCCACTCGAACCATGTTGGGTTCAGACGGCCAGTCGTATTGGGTTTTTCTTTGCTCATGACAACTTCGCCCAAATTGCTTTTCCAAAACTTGTTGTTTGGGTCTAAATGTCGACTTATTGCGTGGCGAGAGTCCTGGCAAACTGGAGTTGGCCACATTTCCATTCTTTTCTTTAGAGCTTTCCGACTGTTGCTCCCACCATCTAACCCTGTTGTATTTGGAGTGTGAAAGAAATTCTCGTTGTTTGGCACATATCCATATTCTTTCTCTAAGATGAGGTGCGCCCACATTTGCTGCTCCAAGCACTCCCCATTCCGCATCGAACCCCATTTCGGCCAAATCTCCGAGTACAACTCCAAGTCCTCTAGAAGTGAGCATTGGTGAGTTTTCCACAAAGACGAACTTAGGTCGTACTTCGTGAATGATGCGAGCCATGTGCTTCCACATTGAACTTCTGCTTCCAGTAATTCCCCCCCCCAGACCGGCTGCACTAATGTCTTGGCATGGAAATCCTCCAGATACGACATCAACAATTCCTCGCCAAGGCTTTCCATCAAAGGTTTGAACGTCATCCCAAATTGGGAAACTCGGTAAAAGTCCGTCATTTTGTCTAGCGCACAATACGCTTGCTGGATAGGCTTCCCATTCAACTGCACAGACTGTTCGCCATCCAAGCAAGTGTCCCCCAAGTATTCCTCCACCAGCACCTGCGAAAAGAGCCAACTCATTCATTGCTTCCTCGAAAGTTAATTTTTTGCAAATAATGGTTTCCTACATCCATTGCTTTAGGCATAGGCATACCATCTTCATCGTTTACAAAAGTGCGCTTATCAAGCTCTGCCATGATGTTTCTGCGAGTTTTGAGCAAATTTTTAGGAATATGCAACTCTTTTAGGCCCATTTCAAAAAGTAATTCACCTACATTTGTATCTGCTAATTCAAAAAATGTTGTCTTATTGTTGCCTTTATAAAACTTATCTGGAGCTGTGCAAATATCAAACAAATCACGTAATTTACTGTTTTGATGGATTCTGGCAGTTACTTGGTCATTTTTATGAGGTTTCAAGCCAAAGTGAAAACGACAATAAAATTTGCTTTCTCCATTTGTTCCAGCAGATAAAGTACCAATAAGACCGCAACCATAAGCAGAACATACTAATGGCTGACTTTGTTGAGTTTGTTGGTCATCTTGAGTTCCATATTTAACAAGTTTGGATTTCATAGGTATTTCCTTTCAATAATCTTAGTAAAGTTTGTAGGTTTAATAACCCATTCCAAATCAGCTAAAAATGGTCTTCTATCCTTAGATTGAGTTCTTCCAGTTAAAAACTTTGAATTTTTAATAAATTGAAAAAAGTCGTTTTTAAACCAATCCAAGCCTTCTTCTGTGCTTTTACACTCAAATTCTGTAAATAATTCTCTCCAACGTTGCTTTAAATGCGCTTCCCTTGTTTTATTCCAAGATACAACTCTTGGAAGCTCTGGCAAAGTTTCATGATAAATATCAATAATTGCCTGATGGGGGCATGGTGGAATCTTAGATTCCGACAAAGATAGCTTTTCTATTGGTTTATGGTTAGTGGTTAGTGGTTCTTGGTTAGTGGTTAGGGTTATTTGTGGGTTATTTTCAGAAACCGATTGGGTTTTCTTTGGCCTTCCACCTAGTTTTCCTACTTTTTGGTTTACTTCTGCTTTATGGTGATATTTGGCAATTTCCTCATCACAACGTAAATGATGCCAACCATCGTTTTCAATACTAAAAAACTCTTGTAAAACTAACCCTACAGTATCCGAAACAGAACCCAATCTTAACCGCCTAATAACCGATTGGGTTTCTAATGGGATAGGCTTTTCTGTGTCATAGTAATGATTAATAAGTTTAAAATAAATAGCTTCTTCCTCAAGACTTAGATGGCTAGTAGCCAAATGCCAATCCCCAATATTAAATTTGTAATAGTGCATTTCAGTCCTTGAATAGGTCTGGTCGTAAAATTTCTTTTGTTAATCGACCTTGCGATAGTTCTCGCAATTTAGCCAAATGTTTAATTGGAATTTTTCCCCTATCAGCCCAGTTATAAATGGCAGTAGGTCTTATACCTAAAAGCTTTGCCAAACGCATCAAAGTGCCAAATTCAGCCCTCAAAATTTCTAATTCATGCATATAAATCCTCCTTTTGTGGCACTATACCATAAATAAATGATAGTAAACAATTATAAACTAGGGAAACTCCCTATAAAATAATTGTAAAAGAGTGTTGCAAAGTGGTTTTTTAGTGTATAGTGGAGTCTAGTTCAACAAGTGATGAAGGGAAGTGAAATGAAAGAAGCAATCGGAGTGATAGTTTTAGGTGTAGTGCTAGGAGTGATGTTTGCTTATGCAATTATGGGAGGATTTTAAAATGGGTATGTCTAGACACGATGCTTACTATGAGCCAGATGATTACGATGACCGCAGCGATGAAATTGAAGAACGCACCTGGGAATTAATGAAAGTTGGCGGTCAATATGACTACAGAACTTCAGGTGCAATTGCCGAGGCTTTATCTGAATTAGATAGAGATACCGCTAAAGCTCTACAAGACGTTATAGATATCGGTGATTTTGCAATGCTAGGTCGCAAAATAATGAGCATATCTATGGATTACATGGAGCATTTTGCTAAAGACACAGCAGAATCAGAAATTATTGATTAAGGGATGATTATGAAAACTTTTAATGAATTACGCTTAATTAACGTAAATGAGCATACAGAACGTAAAGGTAAATTTACTTACCTTTCTTGGACTTGGGCAGTAGACCAGCTTCTACAAAACGACCCAGCAGCCACCTGGACTTTTGGTGACCCTGTTTATTTCAATGAATCAGTCATGGTTTTTTGCACAGTAACCGCTATGGGCAAGTCTATGACTTGTCAGATGCCTGTAATTAATAATATGAATAAAGCAATTTCTAACCCTAATGCAATGGATGTCAATACCGCCATGATGCGATGCCTAGTTAAATGCATTAGCTTATTTGGTATAGGTCTTTACATTTACGCTGGTGAGGATTTGCCGGATGAAGAAGTGCCTGACTTGACCGCAGAAGCCGATAAATGGGTTTTAGCTATAAGTGGTACTAAGTCTATGGATGAGCTAAAAAAAATCTATGGAGCAGCTTATAAAGCCCTTAGTAAAGATAAATCAGCCGTAGACAAGTTGGCTAGTGCTAAAGACTTGCAAAAAGGCACTTTGATGGCATTGCAGTCATGACTACATTTACAACAGAAGATAGAATGGCCGTTCAACAAGGCACAAAAGAGTGGCATCAGCTTAGGCTTGGCAAGGTTACGGCTTCTAGAGTAGCCGACATATTGGCTAAGACTAAAACAGGGCCATCCGCTTCAAGGCAGAATTACCTTAT